ATTGCTACTGGATCAACCGCAGTAGGAAGAGTTGTTAATTATGATCAAACTACTGGTGTATTAAAATATTGGCAAGATAGAACTCTTGCAGGTTTTAATACTGTGGGATCTGCTGTAACAGAACCACAATATGGATTTAACTTAAATGCATTTACTGCTTCTCCTAGTACTGGAGGGAGTAAAGAAATTACTCCATCATCTGGATCTACTTTGGAGATTGATGATGGTTTTACAGGTCTCTCTACCGTAATAAATAATAAAACATATTATCTTGGACAGAGTTTTACTGAAGGTATTGCAAATCCCGAAGTTAAAAAATACTCAGGAAATATTATTTTTGTTGATAATAGACCAGCTATTACTCGGTCAACAAACCAAAAAGAAGATATCAAAATAGTATTGCAGTTCTAAAAAATCATGCCACAGCAAACAAACTTAAATGTATCGCCATATTTTGACGATTATGATCCAACGGATGATTTTTATCGGGTTTTATTTAAGCCAGGATATCCTGTTCAGGCTAGAGAATTAACAGCTCTTCAATCTATACTGCAAAATCAAATTGAAAAATTTGGTCAACATTTTTTCAAAGAAGGTGCGAAGGTAATACCTGGTAATACTGGATATAATAGAATTTATTATGGTATTAAGATTAATAATAATTATCAAGGAGTTCCTGTATCTGCATATGCAGACCAATTAATAGGAACAAAAATAACAGGACAAAGATCTGGTGTAACTGCTGTTGTAGATAAAGTTTTATTGGCAGAGGATTCTGAGCAGGGACAACTTACTCTTTACGTAAATTATTTGACATCAAATACAGGAGATAATTCTACTCAAGTATTTTCTGATGCAGAAGAATTAACATGTTCAGAAATAATAACTTCAGGGTTGTTAGGTAATACTGCAATTGCTGCTGGTGCTCCATTTGCTCTTACTGTAACAAATGATGCTGCAATAACTGGTTCATCTTTCCAAATTCAAAATGGTGTATATTTTGTTCGTGGTCAATTTTGCAATGTAAATCAAGAAACTCTTATTCTTGATCAGTATAGTAGTAATCCAAGTTATAGGGTAGGATTGTATGTAAATGAAGAGATAATAAATGCAGATATAGATGAAACTTTAAATGATAATTCTCAAGGATTTAATAATTATTCTGCTCCTGGTGCAGATAGATTAAAAATATCTTTAAGTTTGTATAAAAAATCTACTGATGATTTTGATGATAATAGTTTTGTTGAATTAGCAGTAATAAATGATGGTGTTCTTAGAACTAAAAGACGTGGTTCTGGTGGAGGGGCTGCTCTAGGTGGAGGTGGAGGTGGATCCCCATATTCATCTAACTTTGATTTAACTGACACTCTTGCAAGAAGAACATATGATGAAAGTGGTAATTATGATGTAAAACCTTTTGATGTTACTCTTTTAGAATCTTTAGATGATAATATTGGAAATAGAGGAGTATTTAAAGCAGGTCAATTTACTCCAGGAGGAGAAACTCCAAGTGATGATTTAGCATTATACAAAATTTCTCCAGGTAAAGCTTATGTAAAGGGTTATGAGGTTGAAACACTCAACCCAACATTTCTTGATGTACCTAAACCAAGAGATGTAAACACATTAAAAAATCAATCAATAATTTATAATACTGGTGCAACTTTTAAAATTAATAGTGTTTTTAGAACTCCTACAGTAGGTATTGGTAGTACATATGTTCTAAGTTTAAGGGATGAAAGAGTTGGTGTAAACTCTGAAAGTGCTCCAGGACAAGAAATTGGTCTCGCAAGGGTATATGATTTTAGATTAGAATCAGGAAGTTATGAAGTTGCAGAAAGTGATAGAGCTAAAAATCAATGGGATTTATCATTATATGATGTACAAACTTTTAGTGAACTTACATTAAATCAACCAATTACACAATCTGTCCCTGCTTTTATTGAAGGAAAGAGTAGTGGAGCAACTGCCTTTCTTGTAGGCTCAGTTACATCTGGAGTAGGATTAACTGTTTATGAAAAAAATGGTAATTTTATTGCAGATGAGCAATTAATTATTAATGGCATTAATAATGGAAGAACTGCAATAGGAATTACCGATTATACAGTTTCTGATATTAAGTCTCTTTATGGAACTGATGATGGTACTATTGGTATTAATACTTTTAGTGCAAATATAATTCCATCTACTTTATTTGATGTTGGTATTGCTACTGTTGGTATAGACAAAGGAGCAGCAGGAACTGTAATAAAAAGTACTAATCCTAATTTTCCAGGTATTACTACTGTTGGTAATCTTATTCAATATAGTGATCTTAATATATCAGAAGATCCTATTTTAGCAAGAGTTATTAGTGTAAGTTCAAATTCTGTTTCTGTTGTTGGTGTTGCTACTGTTTCTGGAGTATGTAATGGTGGATTGCCTGTTGTATCAACCTCTTCTGGTATTACTTCAGCTGTTGCATTTAAAAATGTAACTGATTTAAAAGTTCTAGCAACTCAATTTGATGTTTCTACTGATAATACTTTAGTTACAAGACTTTCTAAGACAAATATATCTCAGGTTGATTTAACTGGTGCATCAGTTGTTATAAGAAAAACTTTCCCTGTTAATATTAGTAGTGGTAGACTTGAAACTCCTCTTCCCACTATACCAACAAATGAAACTTTTCAACCATTTACTCCAAAGAGATATTCTTTGATTGGTGCAGATGGTAAAACTCATGAATTAACAGAAGATCAATTTGATTTTGGATCTGGGAATACCTGTCAAATTCGTGGTTTAACTGATCCTCCTGCCGCAAATAAAGGAGCAACTTTGATTGCTACTATTAAAAAGGAGAAACCAAAATCAAAAGAAAAAATAAGGAATAGAGTTAAATCAGTAGTTGTTAATTATTCTAAAGATGCTGCTTCTGGAATAGGAACCACAACATTAAATGATGGATTAACTTATGGTGCTTATCCATATGGAACAAGAGTTCAAGATAAAAATATTTCTATAAATGATGCTGATATTATAGAGGTATTGGCAATATATGAATCAGCAGACACGAGTGATCCATCATCACCAAAAGTCAATCTTTCTTCTATTGTTACACAATCAACAACAACAAATGAATTGATTATTGGTGAGCAAATAGTTGGGCAATCTAGTGACGCTGTTGCAATGGTTGCAGAAAAACCAAGTGATAGTCAAATTACTATAATTTATCAAAATGAGCATCTATTTAAAGAAGGAGAAACTGTAAATTTCCAAGAATCTGGTGCTAATGCAATAGTTTCAAGTTTAGATTCTCCAAGTTTTGATATATCTCCAAATTTCTCATTTGTAGATGGGCAACAATCTAGTATTTACAATATTGGATCTATTAAGAGAAAATTTGATTCAGATTCTCCATCTAAAAAAATAAAAATTTACTATTCTAATGGATCTTTTGATTCTGCAGATAATGGTGATTTTATAACTGTTGATTCTTACAATCAATATGATTATGGAATAGATATTCCCAAATTAGATGGCACTTCTAATTCTGATATGATAGATATCAGACCAAGAGCAACTCAAATAACATCTGTTGCTGAAGGTGATAGATCTCCATTAGAATTTAAGGGAAGAAACTTTAATGCATCTGGAAACTCTGCCCCAAATATCTTAGCATCGGATGAATCTTTAGTACTTGATTATTCATTCTATCTTGGAAGAATTGATAGAATATTCTTAAGCAAGGAAGGTAAATTCCAAATAAAATATGGAGATCCTGGAGAAGATCCACAAAAACCTGTTCCTGTTGATGGTGCTATAGAAATAGCAACTGTTAGACTTCCACCTTATCTTTATAATGTTGCTGGAGCACAAATTGATTTCTTAGATCGTAAGAGATTTACGATGTCTGATATTAAGAATCTTGAGAATAGAATTAAGAATCTTGAATATTACACAACTCTTTCTTTATTGGAGACAAATACAGCAAATCTTTTTGTAGCTGATAGTGATGGATTGAACAGATTTAAGTCTGGTTTCTTTGTTGACAACTTTACTGGATTTAAAACTCAAGAACAAGGAACTCCTGTTAATAATAGTATTGATCCAAAAAATAAAGAATTAAGACCAAGACATTATACTAACTCTGTTGATTTAATATTTGGTCCAGTTGTTGGTAATGATCCTGCAGATGATCTTAATTTTTCTACAATTGAAGGTGTAAATGTAAGAAAGAAAAATGATATTATAACTTTGGATTATGCTGAAGTTGAGTGGTTAAAGCAAAGTTTTGCAACTAGATCTGAAAGCGTTACTCCTTTCTTAATTAGTTTCTGGCAAGGAACTATGGAGATTACTCCATCTTCTGATACATGGGTTGATACTGCTAGATTGCAACCTAAGATTATTAATGTTGAAGGTGATTATCAATCAGTCTTTAACCGAATGGTTGAAAATGGTGAAATAGATAGGCAGACGGGATTTGGTCCTGTTGTATGGGGTTCGTGGCAAACTACATGGACAGGAACAACAACTAATGATACTA